GGCGTGGACGAAACCAGAAGAGTGGCAGCCGATGCATTCGAGCTGATGAAACACACCCTGGACCAGGCCAGCACCATAGCAGGAGGGGCACTCGGTCATTGGGATCAGGCTACGCACAAAGGCGGGGCCACTGCTCTTTTTCATCATTTTTAAACCTCGCCTTTTATGGTTTCTGAATTTGGCTAGAGGCCGCGCCATTCAAGGCCTCGGCGTCATTGTGCGAATTTCCGTTTCTAGTCATGGTCGAGCGGTGAATCAGGTTGAAACCCTTCCCGTCTAACCAGTCATGCCACTTGTTCAGCGCCTCGCGCTTGAGCAGTTCCGCCGAGGTATGGATGTAGGTCTGCACGTTGCGGGTCATGGTGTGGTTCACCAGCATCTCGCCGATCAGGAAGTCGACACCCAGGTCGGTCCAGCCAGTGCGGGCAACCTTGCGCAGGTCGTGGCTGGTCCACTCGCCCTTACCCAGTCGGGTGAACACGGCACAGGCCTGGCTATCGCTCATCGGTCCACGGACACGGGCAGGGAACAGGTAGGTGCCCTTGTAGCCCTTGGACGACTGACATTCCCGGTACCGCTCCAGCAAGGCACACACCTGATGGGTAAGTGGGAGGTGATGCTCGCAACGGGTCTTGGTGTTCTCGGTGGGGATGAACCACTCGCCCTGCTCACCCAGGGTCAGGTGGGACCACTGGGCTTGTCGAGTCTCGCCGGCGCGGGTGCCGTGGCACAGCATCATCAGGGCCAGCATGCAGTCCTGGGGGTGCTGGTCGAACGCGGCGGCCAGTTGCCCGATCACTTCCTCGAGCTGGACGGCGCGTAGGCGTGATGGCTTTGGCTGAATGCGGGCCTTGGTGAAGTCGGTGAACTTGAACCCGGCGATGGGGTTGGTGGTGATCAGGCGCAGTTTCTCGGCCTGACGAAAGGCAACCACCAGCACACCCCACATCAACCGGACGTAGGACAGCGACATTTCGGCCTGCATTGGCCACATGACCAGCTTGTCGAGAGTTGACCGGTCAACATCCTCCACCACCAGGGTGCCAAGCCGTGGCTTCAGGTGACACGAGATGATCGAGGTATTGGTAGAACGGCGCTTGGCTGACAGGCTCCGGTCCACGGCCTGGCGGGCGGCGAACCAGTCGAGCAGCTCGCCGACAGTCTGCAAGGTTCCAGCGGCGGCCGAGGCTTTTGGATCAGCGGCCAGACGCTCGCGGATCTTCGGCAACGCGACGATCAACCCCTTCACCGGCAGTTGAGGAAACCCGGCGATCTTGTCCCACTTGCCGCCCGACACCAGGTACCAAGTACCGCGCTCGCGGTTTTGATGGAAACGGAAGTACACGCCCGGGTACCGAGCGTCGCGCAGGTCACGCACTGCGCAGTTGCTGGCCTGGCGACGGATCTCCGCATCGGTAAACGAAGTGAGCATTGTCTGGGTCATGCGGCGGCCTTGGTCTGAGGTTGGAGAAGGTAGGCCCGGATCGCCTCGATGGCGTCGAAGTGCCCGCGGCAAACGATGGCCAGGTAACCCTGATCGGTCAGCGCCTGGAGGTAAGCGTCCTGGGCCGGGGAAACGGCAGCGTCATGCGGTGCTGTGGCCTTAAATTCGATGTACAGGCCGAAGTACCCGCCACGGGCCATCGGCAACACCAGGTCGGGAACACCAGCCTTCACGCCCTGCTCTTTCAGCTTGATCGCTACCAGCTTGTGCCGGTGCCCACCGTTCGGGACGTGAAAAATCAGCTTGGCGGCGACCGGGTAACGCAGCGCGACTTCTTTGAGCAGGGCCGCCTGCTCCAGGCCCTCACGGTCGACGGCCCTGGCGCGCACTGGCTTCGCAATGAATGGCTTCAAAGTTTCACCTTTCCTTCACTGATCAGGATGTCTTGGGTGCGCATGACGCCTTCGGCGAGGAACAGGCGGACCTCGTATTTGGTCAACTCCCCGGGCGCACGCAGGCGTCCGTCGGCAATGTCGTGGCAGTAGCCACAGGCCCAGGCCGCCTGGAAGTCGTTGGGTTTCATGCCCATGCCGCAGGTACCGGCCAGGCGGTAGTGCGCCAGGACTGTGGTGGACGGTTCGCAAGAACAGCCAGGGAACCGAACCTGGCAGTCACGATCACGCGCGGCCTTCGTGAGCTTGCTCATTGCGCCTCCCGATACCGAATCTGGCCAGCAACTCTTGGCGGGCAGCCTTGCCATCCGTCTTGATACCCATCCGGGCGACCTGCGCGCAGGCAACCCGCTCGGTGAGCTCAGAAGCCAGCTCGGCGGCCGACTTGTTGCCGTCATAACCAATGCCCACGGCGATTTCTTCAAGCGGGAGCCCCTGCACCAAGCGGCGAATGGTGATGTCGTAAGCCCGGTCAAACACCTTGCTGGCCTTCTCCGGGATCAATTCGCCGAGGTTATGCAGCTCGCACTGCAAGGCAGCGTGACGGACCGCCGGGTGAGACCAGGTGCGCGCACCAAAACGGCTTGGGTGGGAGTTTTCCAGCGCCTCACGAAACGCCTTGTCGTGGGAAGGAATGCCCAGCATCTCGGGTGTTGGCTGGCACCATTTGATGAACTTGCCGACGCTTGGCGCGAAGTCACCACCGATCTGCCGGCAGTTCTGCAGGCCGTACCGGATCTGCTCAAGGGTGGTGATCCCCGCAACGATGAACGCCTTGATCCAACTGCGCTTGGCGGCGTTCAGCGATTCGGCATCAGGCCAAGCCTGTTTCCAGGCCGGGAAAATCGCCTGCAATTCTTTGAACAGCGCGTTCACGACGTCGGCGGTACCCGGCGGCAACTGCTTCGGCTGAACCAGCGTTACCGGCGGAAGATTGCCCATCGTGCTGAGCAGCTGTTCGGTGCTGCGTGGCTTCTTGATTTCCATCACAGGTCCCCCAGATCGTTGGCCCAGCTGGTGTCATCGAAGTCAGGCGCCTTGCCCTGCCCCGAAGCTTTGACGCGTTCGCGCTTGACCCACTGAACCAGCCGGTAGCACCAGCCGGCGGAGGTGTCGATGGTTGCTGGCTTGGCGACGAAGAACCCCATGAACGCCCGAATCGCGGCGTCAGGGACCGCATCGGCAGGAAGCCCGGCGATAGTGATTTGATCCGACAACCCCTTCTCGTTCGGAACCCAGGTGGCGAACATGGCGAAGCGCTGGCGATCATCCTGCGGTTCGATGGCGGCGCTGTTCTGTTCGGCGAGAGCGGCATCAATCTCGCGCTGCTGCAGCTGCTCTTCGGTTCCTTGATGGTTAAGTGGTGGATTGGGTGCAGCTGCTGCACCCCGTTCTGTTCCAGGCTGCACCCCGTTCTGTTGTGAGTTGCACCCCGTTACGTCATCTGCACCCCGTTTTGTACGGGGTGCAGGATTTGCACCCCGCGATATCTGAAGGTCGTAAACGACTGGCCGGCGGTCATGACGATCGATGTGCACAGCGGCGATAGCCTGATTGCCCTTCTGGATCAACCCGGACTTCTCCAGATCGTCCAGCTTGTAGCGGACGGTACGCTCAGACAGGCCGGTATCCTGTGCCAGGGTCGAGGCCGATGGAAACGCACCAGCACCGTTAGGACCGGCGTAGTTGGCGAGGCAAAGCAGCACGTGACGCGCGCTCGAATCTTTGAGAATTTCCGTTGGCAGGGCAAGCGCCCAGCCCATTGCTTGAACGCTCACAGCGAAGCTCCAATATTCTTTTCGGCCAGGTAGGTCAGGCCTTTCGGTGTTACCAGTGCCTGGAATGCCGCACGCTCGACGCCAGTCTCGGTGTCGGGCTTCAGCGCGGTGACTTTGTGCTTCATGTATCCGGAGCGAATGCGGGGCTCTGCCGCGACCCAGCGAGTGGAGCCACCGCGGCGATAGATCCAGCGGTTGGCCTGCATCCAGTCGAAGAGCTTCGACGGTGGCATGCCCAGGTGCTTGGCGGCGTCCGTGATGCAGATCGCCCCTTCCGCAGCAGCAAGCCTTTTGATGGCCGCAACCTTCGGCGCCTGAAGCTCAATGACTCCGATCAGGCGCAGGTTTTCCTCCGCCTGGTCAGCCGCAAGCCGCAATGCTTCAGGAAGCGTTGTCGGGATTTGCGGGGCGGCCGAGCATGCCTCGAGTTCGCGCCAGCGGCGGACAACAGCCATCCGCAGCGGCGCGCTGTACCCGGTCAGTAAGCAATCAGTGTGCTCACGATCCAGCAAATATTCGGTTTGATTGCGGTTCTGCGCGTCCAAATAGATGTGAGCAAAACTGCTCACATCTTCTTTCAGGTCGCGGATCATCGACTGGATGTCGCGCTTCACGTCGGGATGCCGCTTACCGGTGAGTTGGGCTATCTCGCGGGAAGACATCGTGTGTCGCGACACGTTTTGATCTTGTCGGAAAAGTGTCGCGACATGGGGGGTATTGCCTGGAGCGGTATTGATGTTCATAATGGCCCCACAAGTTTTATTGCTGTTGAAAGGACCGCCCTGCCAGGCGGTTTTTTTATGCCTGCGATTCAGGCGTTATGGGTGTCCGGCGCATCCGTGGTAGCTTTTTGCTTCCACACGAAAAGGTCACGGAGACCGGACATGAAAAAGATCAAAGCGCTCTGGGCGCGCTGGAAGGTCAAGCATTGGGACAAGAGCGTGTACACGTACGATGGCGGTGACTTCGGGATGCTTGGGTTCAACAGCCCTCCGCTGAGAGCGTTCTGGGAAAAGCACGGACCAAGCATCAAGAAGGCATTCATTTGGCTATTCCTTGTCATTGCTGGTGGCGTTATCACCAAGCTTGTCGGGCTGGCCTAAGGCACCCTTCCGCACCAATTCAGCAGCCATATCGAGAAATCGAAGTTTTTCCAGCCTGGACATTCCGGAGTCGAAAGACACATGTGTCAGCGGGAAAACTTCAGCTCGAGGTGCCTTCGCGCTGGAAGTGAAAAACCCTACGAAAAAGCCAAACGCACCTGCGCCGAAGACGGCACAAGCGATCAGGACTCCGGAGGAAATCATTTGAATCTCCGCGAATCGAGGACGCCCTGGCAGAGCATTGCCACGTAAAACTCAGCACGGCTCCGCACGTCCGTCTTGATCAAGGTGTTCTCGTCTGCCATCTCTATTCCCTTCCTATGCACTGTATGAATTAACAGCTGATCCAGAATCTCTATTAGCCCTCCCCGCTTCAGCGGAAAATGGCGGCATCGAACGTCACGCTACTGATCTCTGGGACGGGAAAGGCCTGACCTCTTCCGCAACAAAAGAGCCGTCCGCGCGCTCGGTTACGAAAATATCGCGGCCAACGCGCAGGGCCTTGTTTAAGGCTCCTTGGCTCATACCCAAAAGGGAGGCTGCTTTGGTCTGGCCCTTTTCCACTGCGAACTCTTTGAGAGTGATGCGGCTCATCGCCATATCTCCGTTGGTATCCATAGCGCGAGATTATCTCCCATGGAGATACTTTGCAACTCCATTGGAGATGGTGAGTTATTGCCTTTGGGAATATTCTTGAGAAATGACTAACGAAAGACGCCCTCTGCATGACTGGGAAAAGGCTGAATGTGCTGCTCTGAAGGCGGCCCTTTCGGCTTTTAACTCTCAGCGCCCTAAAGAAAAACGACTTACCCAAGAAGAAATTGCGTTGTCGCTTGGTATGAGCCAGGGAACCCTAGGAAGCCATCTGAACGGGCACCGAGCGATAAGTCATAAGCTCGCTGTAGGTATGGCTAAGCTTCTCGAAGTCCCAGTAAAAAGTTTCAGCTCTCGAATTGCAGAAGAAATTGGTGAGATGGCGTCAGCGGCAGGAGTTAATACCGGCGCCGCCAATGACGCAGAGACTCCGCAGCGCATTCCGCCACGGCACTTCGATCTGGCTGACGACAAGAGCTATACAGGCGTGCTACAGCTCACCGCGCGCGGATCTACCGGAGATGGTGAAGACAATTCACACGTCGAGATCCGTGGCGTCATGGCGTTCAAATCGGAATGGCTGCGCGCCAATCACCTGAACCACCGCCACCTTGATGTTATCTATGCCAACGGGCACAGCATGGAGCCGACCATCAACGACGGCGACGTGCTGCTGATTGATGAATCAAGGCTCGAACCCAAGGATGGGCAAATTTTTGCCATGCAGAGCGAGTCGAAAGGCACGATAGTGAAGCGCCTGGTCAAGTCAGACTTCGATGGCTGGATAATCCGCAGTGATAATCCAGACAAGGCTCGCTACGGCGATGAGACGCTGCGCGACGGAGAAATAAACGAGGTTCGGATTATCGGTCGAGTTGTCTGGCGTGGCGGGATGCTATAGCCGATCGCTGACGAGCCCAGCCATATCTAATAACTACCCGCCGCTGAGCGGGTTTTTATCGCCTTCGAAAATAATTATCTCCATTGGAGTTGACACAAATATTTCCATGGGAGATATTTACTCCATCGCCGGATAACAACCGGCCAGATGGAAGGCAGCGATGAACCGGCCTCAACGGTTCAGATGGGTGGCCACTACCCAAGGCGCGCAGCGTAAAGCGATCAAAAAAAGTGTTCTGGTGGGCTGGGCCGCGACCAGGTGAACAATTTGAATGAGCCCGTACCGCGCCAGCAGCGCCGAAGGGACGGAAATTTTCACTGATGCACCTGGTTGTCCGGGTGCATTGGGAAACCAACCGGAGCATAACCATGAACGCAGACGAACGAAGGGTTGCCGAGCCAACTCTGCAGGAGCGAATTGAAGCCGCCCTGATGACCCTGGCTTGTCATGGGGACCCAGGCCTCAGGACGAAAATGAGCCTGATGTATCCGAGTGAGGACATTGCCCCGATCAGCTGCTTGAAGTTCGCGACGATTGTCCTCAGCCGGACAATAGCTGCTTCATTACAAGCTTTGCCTCCTCAGCGGATTGAGATGATTTCGAAAGAGTTAGCTGAATATCTCGCTTCAGAATTCGAATGTCCGTGACTGCGTGCCAGAAGCCGTTAGCTACGAAGATCGCATCACCAACCTTGATCGGCTCGCCACTCTCGTAGGTCTTCGGGCAGGAATCATCAAAGTCATATCCGTACTTCAGTTTGAATTTGCGCATAGCAAGTTCGCCCTCCTTTGCAGGCTGTGTTGTGTGAGAGCGCTCAGCCTAGCGCAAAGCCCGTCACCTGGGCAGTGGTGAGGTGGCCGCTGGCCACCTACTAATTTCCCCGAGGGTTCGAAATGGACGCAACAATCGTCAGCGGCGCATGGAAGGGTCATCTCGGGCGCGGCCTTGCGCCAAAAGAAGTGCAATACCTGCTGGGCACCGCCCAGGGCAAGACAGCAAAAGAGATTGCCCGCCAGTTCGACGTGGCGGCCTGCACCGTGGCCAAGCGCCTTTCCTGCGCCATGTTCAAGCTCGGCGTGACCCGCCAGACGGCCGCAGTTGCCGAGGCAATGCGCCGGCAGATCATCTCGCCGATGTGCTTTGTGCTGGCCAGCCTGATCGCCATGCACGCAATGATCGGTGATGACTCAATGCGTCGTGATCGCCGAGTACCGGAACGCCGTACGGCCCAGGTGCGGATGGTGCGCCGGGCCGAACAACCCGTGTTGCTCGCCTAATTCATCCACCAGAGGCACCCACCATGAAGCACGCTACAGCAATATCCCAGCTCGAAACCCACGCATCCAACTGCGAAAACAACGCAGCCATCCAGGAGCGCGAAGGCGAACACGAAAGTGCCGCCACCAACCGCTCCAACGCTGCCGACTACCGCAAGGCAATCGAAGCGCTGCAGGCCGAATAAGCATCACTTCTGCCCATTCAATGAGTGGGCTTTGGGATGCGGACGAAATCGCGGCCTATAACCGCCCACCTGCATCACCGGCGAATAGCTCAACCCGCATTGCGCAGGGTCGGCGCCAACCTGGTATTGGCGAGCTACCTTGATCTGGCACAAGCGCCGTGACGGCCGGGAAAGACCGGCGCCCAGCTTCATAGGTAGCCACTGCCAACCCAGTGAGCGAACAACGGAGGATTGGCAGCCATGTGAACCACAACGAACCCTAGACGCCACAGCGTCTACCGCGTGACGTAGGGAGGTCTACGAAGCGCACTGAAAGCCCGGTTTCGACTGGGCTTTTTTACGACTGGCCTTTACCCGCCAGCACCCTCCCCTGGGCCCACCAGCACATACCATGCGGTCAGGGTGCTGACGAATAAACGCAACCCATTGAGGTATCCACCATGCACGCATCAATTCAACAGCGCGTAGACGGGGTTGCGGCCCTGCGCATGCGCTCTCGCCTGGCCACCGCCGAGCTCTACGCCATCATCGGCAAAGAGCCGCCGGCACAGAAAATTCGATTCCAAATCCGCAATGTCGGCAACGCTTACCACATCGTGGAGCTCGCCACCGACAAGGTGAAGGGCTTCCGCTGGACTTGGAAGGATGCCAGCAACTTCGCCCAGGCTCTGGAATCTCGTGCAGACGGCGTGAAGGTAACGATCTCGGGCGGTGCGAGATGATCGGCGAACCAATGCCGGATCCACGGCGCTCAACAATCAAGTGCGACAGCGCCGGCGGCAGGCATGGCTTGATTTGCCAGCACATGAGATCGAAGAGGTAGGCCATGGCCGAAGAAGAACAGCAGCCGACTGCGGAAGCCTTGAAGCAGCGACGCAAGCGCGAGAAGGCAGCAGCGAAGGACGCTGCATTGGGCGTGGAGAAGTTTACGGTTGAAGTGGCCGGCATTTTCAAGGGCGATCTTCGCGAGGTGATGAAGGCCCACGGCATCAACAACCAGCAAGACATTCACCAGCGGATGCTCATCAACCTTATCGCCGCTGACTTCGAAACTCAGGTGCAGATGCTCAATTGTGTCACGACACCTTTTGTAGTAACTGAAAAGGTGTCGCAGATCATCAAGGTGGCGGGCCTGAAGTCGCTCGCCGACGACCCACCCGAGCCTGACGACGAAATAGAAACGCCAGCATAACCCACCCTACTCGCTGCATCCGGTAACCGGAGGGCGGCGCTTACCCGGAGCAAACGAAATGCCTGTACGCCATAGCGTCATCCACAAGATCGACAAGAAGCCCGACGGTAGCCCGGCTGTACTGTTCCTGGGCGCTTCCGAACAGGTAGAAAGCCTGGCCCGCGACGACCTGATGAGCCAACTTAACGAAAGCTACAACGCCACCGCCGGTAAGGGCTGGGGGTTCTTCCATCACGAGTCAGGCGCTTTCCCATTCATCGGATGGCTCGGTAAGTACATGGCCGGCGTAAACGACTTCCTGGCGTTCAGCACCACAGCCGTCGAGCACCTGATCAGGCTCATGGAAGAATCGAACCTCACCACGGGTGGGCACGCCCTCTTCTGCCACTATCAGCAAGGCATGACCGACTACCTGGTTATCGCCCTGGTGCAGGAAACCGAAGCGGTGACCATGACCGAGGAACTCAGCCTGCTGACGATCAAGCGTCTCGACTTGGACCACATCCGCCTGGCGGCGCGCATCAACCTCAGTGAATGGAAAAGCAACCCGCAGTCGAAGCAGTACATCTCGTACCTCAAAGGCAAGCAGGGCCGCAGGCTCAATGATTACTTCCGAGACTTCATCGGCTGCCAGGAAGGGATTGACGGCCCGAGCGAAACACGCACGCTGCTCAAGGCGTTCAGCGACTTTGTTGAAAGCGAGGATCTGCCGGAAGAGTCGGCACGCGAGAAGACACACACGCTGGTCAGCTACTCAATGGCCCAGGCCAAGCTGGGCGAGCCGATCACTCTGGACGAGCTGTCGGGCCTTATCGACGAAGACCGACCAAAGAACTTCTACGACTTCATCAAGGCGAAGGACTACGGCCTTTCCGAGGCCCTGCCGCCGGACAAGAAGACACTGAACAAATTCAGGCGCTTCACCGGGCGCGCTGAGGGCATGTCGATCAGCTTCGAGGCGCACCTGCTGGGCGACAAGATCAAGTTTGACGAAGAAGGAGGCACGCTGACGCTGCGCGGGCTGCCAACTCAACTGAAAGAGCAGCTCAAGCGTGCGAAAAACTGATCCAAACTAAGCGCCACCTGAGTAGGAGGCGCCTACTTAACCCCCGTTACCGCCCAGCAATAGCAGCAATATGATTCAGATAGCTTACTGCTTGCGCCTTCTCCGTTGGACTTCCAGGACCATCACTTCCCAACAGTGAACCTTGCGCCTTGGCGACCAAGTGGTCCAACGGTAGCCCATTTGTAATTGAGCTTTTAAGGACGGCGATCAGAAGGTGTTCCAGTGCATCAATTTGCGCTTGATTACTCATGCATCTCTCCTTCCGGCTCCATGCCGGTCACCCGTAATACCCCATATCAACGAATCACGCCAGCCGGCGAGGGAGGCGCACGCTTGGAGATAACCCATGAGCACTTTTGCAGTGTTTGGAATGACCCTCGATGTCGCCAAGACCGAGGCCCGCAAGAAGACGGCTGGCACCAGGAAGAACGCCAAGGCCCCTGGCGGCGTCGAGCCGATACCGGAAGCCGAATGGCTGGAACTGGTCGCCAAGCGCACCGAGAAGATTATGGGGGGGGCACGGTTCGCCAGCTCTCACCGCTCTTCGACGCGCCGCAGTACGCCGAGCAGTTCATTAAGCTGGCTCGCAAGGGTAGCCGGTGCCGCGATATACAGATCCGGGCCAAGGTCGTACTGGTGGACGCCAAAGGCAAGCCGATAATCAGCCCGAAGACCAAAGCGCAAAAGATTGGCTGGGTGGATTACGGACCTCAAAGCGAAGATCTAGAACTGACATTCGCGATTTTTTCCAGGTGAGCCTCTTTGTAATTTGCAAGCCCTATCTGCACAAGTTCGTCGTCGCTAATTATCGCATCATATTGAAACTGAACCCATCTCGGCTGAAGTTTCTTATATTGCTTTTGTGTTTCAAACAAATAAAGTAGACACGCCTCCATTCTTACCATTTTGGTCAAAACAACAGAGTGCGCTACAACAAGTTCATACCCTCCAAGCTCATGAGCAGGTATAGTTTTAAGCATATGAAGGTTAACTCTAAAAAGCTCACCTATATGATAATTCCAGAGCAACTCCAATCTTGAGAGTCTAGCGCCTCCCCGCAACACATCTGCCAGTTTAGCTGAGTTTTTACATGCGCTTTCAATAACAGCCAAATAGGCTTCTGACTTGGCTTTGAGCTCATCAGCTCTCGCAGAGTCGTGACTTTCGAGCTGCCTCCTGCCGATGGAGAGCGCCCCCCAGATAGCTCCAATGGAGCCGATTGCCTGAACCCAACTAGCAAGCTCTGACTTATTTAAATCGTATGACCTTAGCAAAAGAAAAACCACATAAACAACTGCACAAAACAAAACAACATTCTGTACCGAAACTAACGGCCTTAGTAGTTTTTTCCCACATTCGTTCAGCATCTCATTCTTCCAAGAACGTTTTTATAATAAAAACCACACAAAGTGCATGCGTACACAAAGTTCCTATCGTGTTTTCAGGAGACTGGCTCCAACCTCACGCCCAGCCACCTGCGCCAGGCCACGGTCAACATAGGTTCGGTCACCCGCAACAACCGGAACCACCACCTCACTACCGCGCTTCACCTCGACGTTGATACGCCAGGTCTCCCGGCCTTCCTCGTCCTTGTCGCACTCCATGTAGTTCCAAACCTGAAAGCCTTCTATCTCATCGTAAATATCGTGCTTGGTCATGGTCCAGCCCAATTAGAGGAAGGGGCCATCGTAGCACCACACCGCCCGGGCATGGCCCGGCAAGGACTCCCCGTGATCAACCTGTTCTGGCGCCTGGTCGCCAAGCTGCTTGCGCGCCCGGCGGTTGCCGCCTGGCTCATCGCCCGCGCCCAGCGCACCCCATACCTGCACATCATGTCCGCCGACGGCACCGAGATGTACATGGGTCGGTGGTGGCTGTTCAACCCCTACTCCCGCGACACGCACAAGCCGGCGCTGTGGTGGTGCCCGTGGTCGTTCCGTGTGCACCACATCATGCGGCCCGACGAAGCCCGGGATCTGCATGACCACCCGTGGAACGCCCGCACGATCATTCTAAGCGGCTGGTACACCGAACAGCGCTTGCTCGACCACGATGACCCGGTGCTGTCCGGCCTGAACGTGCCCGCCGGCGCCCAGGCAACCGAATACATCGACCGCCACGCCGGCGACACCGCCCGCCTCAACCACGGCGAGTACCACCGGATCGACGAGCTATCGCCAGGCGGCGTCTACACCCTCTTCATCACCAGCAAGTGGCGTGGTGACTGGGGCTTTCTGGTCAACGGCGTGAAGGTGCCATGGCGCACCTACACCGGCACAGACAATTGATCTGGAGATTTCACAATGCGCAACACAAAAACGCGTGAAGGGTTTGAGTTCTGGGACAAGCTGAATGCTCTCCCGCGCTATGCCTTCCTCCTTTCGCCATCAGGCAAGTCGGTTCAGAAGTTTGAAGATCAGGCCATGGGGAGCTGGATCGATGTGCATGAGGCGCAAAAGGTCGTTGACCAGGCACAGGAGGTGATCAGCGAACTGCGCGACGAGCTCGCTACCTGGCCAAAGCCCGACTCAGTGCTATGCAAGTTCTATGACGTGACGGACTGGCCCGGCCTGGTGCGTGAATTGGTAGGCCACGTAGCTCAGCTCCAGGATTCGGCAAAGCGCAACGTTAAGCCCTGGGAAGACACTTTCCCGCCTACCTTACTGCCTGCTTACATCGAGCGCGTTAATGCCGCCAATGCCACCGCCCAGCCCCAGGGCGTGCCGGTGATGGGTAAATGTGCCCAGGACGTATATGCAAACGGCCGCAGCGTTTGCCTGGTGGACATACCGAAAGAAACGGCTGAGACGATCTGTCGTAATGTCTCCACAGTAACCGGCTGCAAAGTTGATTGGCACTACATCGGCGGGCGGGTTCACATCAAAGCTCTATCAGCCGAGCAACCAGCACCAAGCTATCGGCTTCTGGGTGACGGCGACATTATCCAGGATGGCGACGAGACGCTGAATGACGACACGGCGACCTGGGGCAAGGTGCCAGTGGGCGTATTCATCGGCATGCCCTACAACCGCCGCGTAATGCTGCCCGTTCGGCGTGCTACTTCCTAAAAGAGTACATCCGTACTCCACCCGCAAAACCTGTAACCCCTCCCCCTTCAAAGTCAGCCGCTATAGCGGCAAGGACGAGCTCGACCATGGAAAAGATAAAACTCGGCCCGGACCATTACCGCTATGTAGACGAAATGGACCCCCAGGGCCTGGAAGTCATCTGCAAAAAATACGTCGTCATCGGTGAAACCGAACAGTGCTGGTACATCGTGGAGGATTTCCACAACAGCCTCTTCGGCGGCCCGCATCGTGAATCGATGCTGAAACAGTACCGTAAGCGCGTGCTAAAGGATGGCGGCGAGCACGGCCGGCGATTCGCCTACACCGACAGGGCTCTGGCGCTGCGCTCGTACAAATGCCGAAAGTCCTGGCAGTTGCGCCATGCCCAATTGTCGATCGAGCGTGCTCAGGCCGCCATCGCGTATTTCGGCGACGCCAAGACCGAAAGCACCGTGCCGACTGATCGCCTGGTTATTCCCTGCGAATACATCCAGGCCATGAACTGGAGTGAATGCTGATGATCATCGACGACGTTATGACCGACAAGATCACCCTGCACGGCCTGGGCTTTGTGCAGGTCCAGCTGGAAGGCGGCCAAAGGCTTCATGTCTGGCACCCAGAACTGCCGCGGCGCGCCTGCTTCAAGTACTCCGCGATCCACGACCACCGCTTCAACTTCACCTCCCGGGTGATTGTCGGCAAACAGATCAATCACTGCTTTGAGCTAGAGCGCAGCGACGAAGGCGGCTTCGTGTTGTATCTGCACGAGGGCGCCCGCACACCAGGTGGCGGAAGGCCGTGGACGCCAGACGGCCGCGCCCACCTGATACCGGATGGAACGATTACCGTGGAAGCCGGCAACGACTACAACACCCGGGCATACCACTACCACCGCACCGAGCCCGGTGGTGATGGCCGGGTGGCTACGATCATGGCGAAGCGCGGCGAGTACCCAGCGGGAGCCCATTCGACTTGCACCTACGGCGTTCAGCCCGACACCGACTTCGACCGGTACCAGTGGTCACCGGCCCAGCTCTGGGAAATTGTCTCCGACGTGATGCTCGGCCAGCGGGTGACGCCATGACCGAACAGAACACCAAAGAATTTTATTCTACCGAGCAGGCCTCTCAACGTGCTGCCGACTGGTGCAAGCGAAATCCAGCGTGGCGCCGGATCTGCGATATTCCGGACCACTCGATGTTTTATAAAACTTACGACGAGATCCCGAAACGAGAACGCGCCTACTGGGAAAGGAACGGTGGCGAAGAATGTTGGCGGGAATTCGGTACCGCTGAAAGCAAGGTGCCTACGGGGTTCATCACCGGCAAGGGCGAGTTTTTCGACCACGTTCTCAAGGTCCCTCTCCATCACAACTTGATGATGGTTTTCCGTGTTGGTAGAAGCTGGAAGCCATGACCCTTTAGCCCTAACCCCAATCCCCCTACATGCCTGCCGGTGAGCGGAGGGCGAGGTATTCCCATGTCCGAAGAAACTGAAACGCTGTATGTCGTGCACGCCCAGGGCCCCGACGATCTGTACGCGGCCACCAGCAAAGAGGAAGCAGAAACGCTGGCCGCCCAGCAGAACGAGCTGGTGCCGATGGCGAATTGCGTTGTGATCTTAAGCCCATGGTCTCCGGTAGAACACTGGAAAACCCTGGCCGAGCAGAATGCGGAAGATGCAAAGTACTTGCGTGCCGGGTGGCAAGCCGACCTGAACCGGCTTAACGCTGCGAAAGCTGAAATCACCGCGTTGAGCAAGAACGTGATCGACATGACCCGCGAAGACTTCGACGCAACGTTGAACAACCTTCGCAGGATGGGCGCCAGCATCGATGGCGACAACGCCTACAAGCGTGACCTGCTGGACTGCGTTGTCGGTGCCCTGGCCACGGGCGCACAAAACTCCAACCCGCCACCGGCCGGGCATTGGGGCCAGCGCTTCTGGGATATCGGGCGAGGTGAAGCCGAGGCGCGGGAAGAGTTGATCGCGGCGCTGAAGCTGAACCGCGAGAACCTGCGCGCCTGCCAGGCAACCATCCACCTTTGCGGCGGTTTTGACCCTGCATATGTGAACGATGCCCAGGCGGCGATGAAGGTAGCAGACGAAGCCCTGGCCAAGTTCTCCACATAACCCACCCATCTTCTGCCGCCCAGCGCGGCAAGGACACCCCATGTTCGCTATGAAACTCACCCTGATACTGCTGGGCGCTTTGCTGTACCTGGCAGGCACCATCGGCTGGTTCGGCTGGCTCGGGCTCGACCTGCTGGACACCGGCACCACCGAGACACTGCTCTACGCCTTCGCCGGCACATGCGCCTGGCTGCTGATCAGCTTCGGCCTGGCAATTCACATCATCAAGACAGCGCGGCCCACGGTGGGCGGCAGGAGGGCTCAATGAGCAAGGTTACCCTGGACGAGTGGGCGGCTGCCGAGTTCAAGACGCCGCCAAGCCCAAACACCCTGCGTAAATGGGCGCGAGAGGGCCGGATAGCACCGCTACCGGTAAAGCACGGGCGCAACTACTATGTAGAGGCCGACGCCCACTACCAAGAACCTGATCAGCAGCCGGTGCGGATTGTCGGCGGTAGCCTGATCAGCAGAATAGAGAGAGCACGCAATGGCGCCCAGGCCGCGTAACACCGGGTCAAAGGATCTTCCGCCCAATCTCTACCGCAAGACAGACGCCCGCAACGGCGTCACTTATTACACCTACCGCGATCCGGTCAGTGGTCGCGTGTTCGGCCTAGGCAAGGACAAGGAGGCGGCGATCCGTGAGGCTGTCGCCGCCAACCACGCAGACGCCATCAAGCCAACGCTTGCAGAACGCATCAGCACGCCGGCGCCAGCGCCTGGCAAGTTGTTCTCGGAATGGCTGGACGAATACCGCGAGCTGTTCGCCGAGCGGAAGCTGTCAGCCAGCAGCAATAAAAACGTGGGCATGCGGATAAACCGGCTGACGGCAGTATTCGGCTCGAAGGGGATTAAGGACATCACAACGATGGATGTGGCCGATTACCTGACTGGTATGGCCAAAGAGGGAAAGGCACAGATGGCCAGGGCAATGCGCTCGCTGTTGCGAGACGTGTTCGCCGAGGCTCAGGCGAGGGGGTGGGCAGACGCCAATCCGGTCGAGGTGACCAAGGCGGCGCGGGTGAGCATCAAGCGCGAACGGCTGACGCTGGAACTGTGGAGGGCAATCTACGAGGAAGCCACGAAACCGTGGCTTCGCAGGGCAATGGAGCTGGCCGTGCTGACTGGCCAGCGCCGGGACGACATAGCCTCGATGCTTTTCAAGGACGTGCACGACGGCTTCCTTCATGTCGTTCAGTCCAAGACCGGG